AAAGACAGTTTTAGATTTTTTTGGACCTGGTAAAAAGACTAAACCTAAAAAAAATGTAAATAAAAATGATATTTCGAGTTATTCCAGTAAAAATGCAATTATGGACCAATATTTACAAATTACAGATGACTCATATATAAAAAATATAAATAATATTCCTAATGATGAATTAGATAATTGCTTGCAATGTAATGTTCCAAGAATACTAGATTCTTCACATGGTTGCATGATTTGTCCTAAATGCGGTTGTGAAGAAAAAATTCTGGTTGATTATGATACTCCGTCCTATAAGGAACCGCCCAGAGAATTAACATATTTTGCATACAAGAAAATTAATCATGCAAATGAATGGCTATCACAATTTCAAGCAAAAGAATCAACAGATATAAGCGAAGAAATTTTTGAAAAGATTATGAATGAACTAAAAAAAGAGACCTATATTAATCTAAAAACTCTTACTGTTGAGAAAGTTAGAGATATTTTAAAAAAATTAGATTTGACAAAATATTATGAACATTGTCACTATATAACAAATAGGATTACAGGCAAACCTGCACCCGTAATCACGGGAGATCTGGAAGAAAAGGTAAGAAATATGTTTAAAGAAATTCAGGGACCTTGGATGAAATATTGTCCTTCAGATAGGTCTAACTTTTTTTCATATCCATACATTTTTTACAAATTCTTTCAGCTTCTTGATAAGGATGAATATCTGCCTTATTGTAGATTACTTAAATCAAGAGAAAAATTACAAGAACATGACGAAGTATGGAAACAAATATGTAAGGATTTAAAATGGCAGTATATACCGACCGTTTAAATTTGATAAAAAAATTTATCAAAATTAAATATAAAAAATGTTCAGCCACAAGATGAATCTACAAAAAAAAATTGCATCTCTATGCTACATAAAAAATATTGAAGTATCTGGTGCAGAATTAAGGTCATACACTACCAAAGAACTTAAAATTATATTTAAAAGACTCTGTAACACAAGTATTTGTAATCGTAATAACAGTTTTTATAGAACATCATGCGTTTACTAATCTGATTTCTTAAGTATATCAGCTCTATTAATACTATCTTTTATAATATCATCTAATGTTTTTTTTGATTTCCAATTTAAAAATTGAGAAGCCTTACTACAATCAGCAAAACAAAACGGCACATCTCCCTCACGCCGGCTTACAAATTCAAACGGTATGGCATTATTTGTTAATTCATTAAATCTGTCTACAATTTCCATTATAGTATACCATTTTCCAGTACCAATATTAAATATTTCATAACAATTTTTGCCGTTGAGATTATCTAAATAATCAATTGATTTTATGTGGGCTAATGCAAGGTCGCTTACGTGTATAAAATCTCTTATACATGTTCCATCCTTTGTTTTATAGTCATTTCCAAATATCTTTAATTTTGATTTTTTTTTTAAATAAACATTAATAATGTGTGGGAATAAATTACAAGGCTCATCCTTGGGGTCTTCACCTATAAGTCCTGAACTATCAGATGCAACTGGATTAAAATATCGTAAAATTATAATATTCCAATTATTATTAAACAAATCTTTAAGCATCATTTCAATTATTAGTTTTGATTTGCCATAAGGATTAGTTTGCATATTATAGGTGGATGCAGTTTCTTTAATAGGAACATCTATTTGGTTACCATAAACAGTTGCAGAAGAAGAAAATATTAGATTTTTACAATTATATTCCTCCATGACTTCTAATAGATTGATGGTGCTTATCAGATTATTTCTATAATATAAAAGTGGCTTTTGTATTGATTCATTAACTGACTTAAATCCAGCTAAATGAATAACATTTGTAATTTTATATTTTTTAAAAATATCTTGAATACATTCTTTATTAATAAGATCTATTTCGTAAAGTTCTATTTTAGGGCAAATTTTTCTTAAAGTATTCCATATTGTATTTTTTGATTTTGATAGGTTATCAATTACGACTATGTGTGTGTTCTTTCTATATAATTCCAAACATATGTGAGAACCTATATATCCTGCTCCTCCTGTAATCAAAGTATAATCCATTTTATATGTATTACTCTTAATCTTTAAATTTTAATTATTATATAATTAATTACATAATAGTTAATTAACCCATGTGGGGGAATCCTGACATATTAGCACCAATACCAAAACCAGTGCCTTGTCTGGCTGCGGAGCCAATGCTTGGGGCATACATGTCTAAGAGAGCGAATGTAGCAGCGGCAGTAATAGCAATCATTACAATTTCTTCTACATTCATTTTCTTTTGTGGTATGTAGTAAGCAGCAACGGCTACAGCACCACCTTCTACAAGGTATTTGACTGCGCGTTTTACGATTTCTTGGAGATCGAAAGCAGTTTGAAGTTCATCAAGTTCATTTCTTAATGCGTCCATATTTATATATATTATAAGAAGAAAAAAATAACCATTTAAAGTTATTATTATTAAATAATAAATATAATATGTCTGATATACAAGAAGAAGACTTTCTTGAAGTAGATCCTCAAGTAAGAGGACAAAATTATTGTTGTATTTCTTTTGTTTCACCTGAAAATATTCTTAATAATAAAGAAGTATTTAAAATGCATAAATTTTTATCTAATCTTCAGGAAAGATACAAAAAAATAGAAGAAGTAGCAAAAAAACACTTATCTGATACTGAATTTCCTCAATATGTGGTTCCTGAATTTACTCAAGATTTTAATGCTTTGCAAGAAAGGTGGAAAGATTTTTTATATGTAAATAATGAAAAACTTGAAAGCGAATTCTATGAAAAAAATGATTTTAAAACGACAGTGAGAGGAGTTAAAGTAAGAGGTTCATACGATACATTACAAGAAGCTCAAGTCAAAGCTAAAAAATTACAAAAAACAGACAAAAATTTTAATGTTTACATTGGACAAGTAGGCTATTGGTTACCATGGGATCCTAACCCTCACTCTATTGAAAATCAAGAATATGCTGAACCCGAATTGAATACTCTTGTAAAAGAATATCGTAAAAATCAAGAGAGAAAAGAAGAACATTTTAGAGAAAATATTGACTATGTTAAAGAGCAATCTGAAAAACAAAAAAAAGAAAAAGAAAAAAAGGAAAGTTCTCATGAAGTAACGGTTAATACTACTGAAGATGATAATACCGCCGAAGAAATTGTTAATAAAATGGAAGAAGAAGACCCTTGGCTTAAACAAAAAGAGGAATGTTAGAAGATAAAAAAATATTAATATAATTTAAATGAAATCAATTATATTAATACTGCTTATATTAGGATTATTACTTATGGTTAAAGGATATACTGAAAATTACAAGAATTGTCCTTTACCAAAGATAGAATACAGATATATACCCAGGAATTTCTATGAAGAACAAATTACTGAAAATAATTTAAAAAGTTTGTATAGTGATATGTTTAATAAATCAGATTCCTGGAGTAAATATCCTATGGGAGATGCTGATGTTATTTCAAAAGTTGATAATAATCAAAATTTTATAGATGAATCACAATTTGATACAGAATAATTTAACAAGTAAATCGATATACATCAATATCTTTAGGAATCTTTGTTTTTTTCTTCTTACTATTTTTTTGAATGATTTTAAAATCATTAAAAATTCTACTGTTAAATAATTCACTTGGTTTAACATCAAATTCCCAGGAAGTTATCTCAATATAAAGTTCCCAATCAAATTGTCTTAATTCTAATTGTTCTTTATCAGTAGTAGTAATTATTTTTGTTAGGAGTTTTTGTAAATCTGTATTGACAAGATATTCTTTATATTCATATAATACCGAATGACTAAACATAATTAAATCAGTCCACATATTATCTTCAATATCAATATTTTCTAAACCAGAATTATTAATTCTTGGATAGACATATTGTTCAAAGCATTCACCAGGACCATTAAATACATTATTATTCCCAACTATTTTTTTAAAATTATATGTTGAACGACCCCAATCTATTATTTTAAATATATAGCCATAAGTTGGCACTTTAAACAGAGTATTATTAAATTGATAATATAAATATTTTTCATGTGTTTGTTCAATCATAATATTTCCAAAGTGTAAATCATTATGCTTTATTCCAAATACAGAAATCATAGTTGCAATAGCAGAAAATATTTGAAATACACATGATAAAATTATTTTATAATTTAAAATATTGTTTTCAATAAGATAATCAATACTAAATCTCATATATTCAGTTACAAGTAAATAAGAAGGCGTATTAGGGTATTGAAGAAAAATACCTTCTGGAGACTCATAGTATTTTATATCAGCATCTATTTCTAATAATTCATTAATTTGATCAAGAATTGTATCTGAATTAGAAACATCAAATGTGTAATTATCTAGATTAATGTAATAATTACCAAAATATCTACAAAAATTAGGAGAATATTTTTCCTCATATAATTTTGATGTTAAGTATGTTACAAAATGTTCTACATTTGCCTGATTATTAGTATTATATAGGCTATCATAAACCGCTTGACCTACAGGAGATATATTATCCATATTTGTGCTACAAGATTTGTAATAAAGTTCCATGGTTAAAGGGTCGAATAAAGGGATTTCTTTTACAAACACTTTTTTATGAAATAAATTATTATTAGAAGTTTTAATTTTTGCATTATAACAGTATCCTGTTATCCCGAATCTTTTTTTCTTAGATACTAATTCAAATAGTTTATATTTATTATTTAGACATTTAGAAGTATTAATGAAATTTGTAAATAGTTTAGTGTGCGGAGAGAAAAAACTAAAATCAGATATATTATAGAATTTACTTATATTATCATTAATTCTTAGATATTCTTTCTCTGATACATTTCTTAATCCTAAACAACTATGTATCTTTTTGTGCAAATTACTATCTTTCATATTACACCTATATCTTATTTTTTTAACATACTTTAAACTAACATGCGTAAAAACTAAAATACAATTTGCAATGGTTAAATTAATAGAATGTCTCTTAAATTACAAAGATTTGATATGTCAAAAATTGAAGATGATAAAGTTGTAGTATTTATAGGTAAGCGTGAAACAGGAAAATCCTTTCTTGTAAAAGATTTACTTTATCATCATCAAGATATGCCTGTAGGAACTGTAATAAGTGGAACAGAAGGCGCAAATAGTTTTTATTCAAAATTGATGCCTGCATCATTTATTCATGGAGAATATCATGAATCTAAAATTAGTAATTATTTAAAACGACAGCAAATGGTTACAAAAAAATGGAAAAGTCAAATGGATTCAACAGGAAGTAGTAATATTGACCCAAGAGGATTTTTAATTTTAGATGATTGTTTGTATGACTCTTCATGGGTCAGAAGTAAAGATGTTAGGTCATTATTTATGAATGGTAGACATTATAAATCAATGTTTATAATTACTATGCAATATGCTCTAGGAATACCCCCCAATCTAAGAACTAATATAGATTATGTATTTTTATTGAGAGAAAATATTGTAAGAAATCGTAAACAACTATATGAACAATATGCAGGAATGTTTCCTGAAT